CAAATAGAGATTACAAAGAACTATTACGAGGCTGAAAGAGGTCAGCAAGATAACTATTACTACTATAGCTAAAAACAAATATATGTTAGATAAAATATTAGAATTTATTGATGAGGAAGAGTTATTAAAAGCTGATGGTTTTGATAATGCTATAATTGGATTAGATAACCAAAGTATGAGATTGATATACTCTAAAAGTTTATGTATAAGTATTCTTATGTCAGATGGTATGACAGAGGAAGACGCTTTAGAGTATTTTGAATACAATGTTAGCTCTGCTTGGGTTGGAGATATGACACCTATTTGGTGCTTAGATGATTTGTAAAAAACAAAACAACAACACATTAGTTATCATAATATGAGTAATTCACAAGAGATTAAGCCAACAGATGGTAGAAAAGGGAATAGTAGAAAGAAATCTATTCCCAAGCTACCTGTACCAGATAAAGAGAGGTCTAACAAACCTGCAATGAATACTGCTAAGAAGAATCGTAAGAAGCAATATGCTAAGAAAGCTATCAAGAATGTATTTGGTAGTGAGGTAAATGCTTTTGAGAGTTTAGCTGAGAAAGCAAAAGAAGGTAGCTACAATCATATGAAATTACTTATGGACTATGCTTATGATGAAGACAAGGAAACCTCTACTAAGAAACCTAATGCTCCTGTGATTAATTTCTTTGGAGATAGTATCGAGGGTAAGAAGATTAAAGAGAAGATTATAGACGTAACACCAAAGGATGAGTAAGATAGACATACACGAAAAATACATACCTGTTTTCAAGAATGATAGCAGGTATTTTGTTGTTACAGGAGGTAGGGGTAGTGGTAAGTCGTTTGGTATAAACGTATTCTTACTTAACCTAACCTATGAACAAGGTCATAAGATACTGTTCTCACGTTATACAATGATGTCAGCACATACATCTATTATACCTGAATTTATTGAGAAGATTAACTTAATGGGAGTTCACGATGACTTTAGGATAACTAAAGATGAGATTATGAACCTCAAGACAGGTAGTTCTATAATATTTAAAGGTATTAGAACATCGTCTGGTAACCAAACTGCTGCACTTAAATCCTTAAATGGTATAACCACATTTGTTGTAGATGAAGCAGAGGAACTTGTAGATGAGGGTACATTTGATAAGATTGACTTCTCTATACGTTCACAAACTAAACAGAACAGAGTTATTCTTATACTGAATCCAACAACTAAAGAGCATTGGATATATCAGAGGTTCTTCCAAAATGAAAACGTATTGGCAGCTTCTAATATGATTAAAGGTAACGTTACTTATGTTCATACAACTTACAAAGATAATAAGAAGAACTTATCTCAATCATTCTTAGAGAGAATTTACGAGATGAAACGTAAGAGACCAGATAAATACCAGCACCAAATATTAGGAGGTTGGCTTGAGAAAGCAGAGGGTACTATTATAAGAAAATGGAGAGTTGGAGACTTTATTCCTACAGAACTTACTTGCTATGGACAAGATTTTGGATTTTCAGCCGATTTAACGACACTTGTGAAGATTTCGGTAGACAAGAACGCAAGAAAGGTTTGGGTTAAGGAAATCTACGGAAAACCTAATCTAAACACATCTGAGATAGCAGGTATGAATAGACGAGAGTGTGGTATGGATTTGATTATTTGTGATAATAGTGAGCCACGTTTAATATCAGAGATGAAAACATTGGGTCTTAACATAAAACCTACAGTAAAGAAGAAAGGTAGTATATTATCAGGTATTGCTCTTATGCAAGATTATGAGATAATAGTGGATAGAGGTTCTCACGGTATAATAAGAGAGCTAAACAACTATGTATGGAAAGATAAGGGTGAAGCACCAATAGATAAGTTTAATCATTTTTTGGATGCAATCCGTTATGGATTAATGTATTTAGTTCAAGGAGTAAACTCTGGAGTTTATGTGATAAGATAAAAATAAAATGTTTAATATAAAGGGGGTCAATTAATTTTGTCTCCCTTTTTTTGTTTAATATAATGGGGTAGAAAATAATTCTATGTTTAATATGGAGGGGAATGTTTAATATGATGGGGTAACCCTGTGTTTAATATAATGGGGGTCGTTTAATATGATGGGGGTATTTTTGTTATTTGGAACGCTTCTAAATAGCTTATTTAGACTGAAAATAAATAGTAAATTTATTTGTGTATGTGAAAAAATTATTGTAGTTGCGTACACGTTCATTACTTTAAAATTATACATCAAATTTAAAACAGTAACAAAAAAGTATCGATACATAAAAAAAGTTAAATTGTAAAGTTTTTTGTTTTTTTTGTTGTGTAATTAAAAATAAAGTGTATATTTGTACCATAATTAAAAACAAACATATTATGAAAGTAGCAGATTTAAAAGTTGGAATGATTGTGAAAGAAGATAGATTTGAAGCAGAGGTTGTAAGTGTAAGTGATAAAAAATTTGAAATACAATATATTTCAGGTGCTTGTTTTACTTATGGGCAATCAGATTTAGACAATGGAAGTATTTGTTTCTTTAAATTGAGATATTGAGGATTACAGTAGTTGTTCTTTTAAAAAAGCAACTAAACTAATATCATTAAATAAATAAAAACTAAAAAAATGAATACAAAACAAAAAATCACATTAGTAATAATTTCAATAATTGGATTAAGGCTAATAATAAACCAAATAATTAATAATTTTAACTTTGTATTATAATGGAAGAAACAATTAAACAAATTAAAGAATTAGCAACTGCAACGGATAACCTTTATTTGTTACACTTAGTTAAGAAACTAAAAAAACAAATTAAGCGACAAAATAAAGAGGCTACAAAACAAAACATAAATTTCGGATTTTAAAATATATAAACTAATAAAAACAAATAAGATGAAAACAGTATTTACAAGCAGCGAAATAGTACACGTATTTAATGAGCAAAACCAATACGAGGGAAGAACCTCAAACGGTTCAATGTATTTTTACAACAATAAAATTTACAGTTATGGTTCACATTATTTATTAGCTGAGTTTTTAGATAATAACACTATATTAATAAATGACAAAGGCTATTCTGCTACAACAGGAAAACATATAAGCCTAATTATATCAGCAACAAGAAACAGAAAACAATTTTTTACAACAAAAACGGATTATAAAATAGTAAACCAAAACATAAAAGAGTATTTAAATAAATTAGTAAGAGCTAGAAAAACAAAAGAGTTTTATTTAAACGAAATAGATAGCACTTTAAAAATGTATTTTAATTACTTAGAATATACTAAACAGAAAACAAAATTTAATACTTATAAAGAGCATAGAGAAACTTTAAGAATAGCAAACAATTTCTACAATGATTTCGATAACTTAAATGAAAGTGTAAAAGAGGCTAATTTAAAAGCATCAATCAAAGCAAAAAAAGAAATAGTACAAAAATTAAAAGATTGGAAAAATAACAAAATTAATTGGTTTCGAAATAAAACAAATTTAGACTATTTACGTGTCAATGGTGAAAACATCGAAACGAGCCAAAATGTAAAAATTCCTATTATTGAAGCAAAAAGAATTTTAAAACTAATTGAATCAAAAAATGTAATAGGGCAAAGAATAGACAACAGGTTTACTATTACATCTTTTAACAACTTTTTAAAGGTGGGTTGTCATAACATACCATTAAAAGAAATAAACTACATTAAAAACTTAATTTAATAATATGAACTACTATAAAAGCGAACTTAATAAATTAGGTAATTTAAAATTAAATAGTTCCATACAAATTAAATGCAAGGGTAAAAAAACAAATTACATTGCAATCAATAAAGAAAGTAAAAAAGAATTAATTAACTTTATTAAAAACATATAATAATGAATATCAACATACTTAAAGCCGTACAAATCTACACTACTAAAAAGGACTTTATCGTTTACACTATTGAAAACAATAAAATTAATAAAATGATTCTTACCAATGACTTAACACGTCACAGGAAAAAATTCGGTATCAATAGCAAATTTATGTTAACCGATATAATAAAAAAGGAACTAAGAATAATTAATATAAATTTATAATAATATGGAATATACTTACAATGTTTGGATAGGTGGAATTTATGATACTTTTAATAACATAAATGAAGCCAACAATAAAAAACAATTTTGGATAAATAAAGGCTACAATGA